ATGATCTCTCCCACCTACACCGACCTTGACTGGCTCCGCCTGGCGTTCGCCGCCGCCGCCGAGCACTCCCACGACCCCAGCACGCAGAACGGGGCGATCCTGGTGCCGACAGGGGCGGCGTATGCGGCCGTCGCGGCCAACGAGTTCCCCGCCAATGTCTTCAGGACGCCCGAGCGGCTGACCAGGCCGGTCAAGTACCGCTGGATCGAGCACGCGGAGCGGAACGCGATCTACGCCGCCGCGAAGATGGGCACGAAGACGGCCGGCGCGACGCTCTACTGCTGCTGGTTCGCCTGCCCCGAGTGTGCGAGGGGCATCATCCAGGCCGGCATCAAGGAGGTCGTGGGCCACGTCCTGCCCCGGTCGCTGACGCCGCTCCGCTGGGAGCCCGAGGTCGCCCTCGGAGAGGCCATGCTGACCGAGGCCGGCGTCTCGATGCGGTGGCTGGCCGGAGACATGGGGGTCACGATCCTGTTCGACGGCAGGAGGATTTCCGTATGATCATTGGAATCTGCGGCGCGGCTGGGGCGGGCAAGGACACGGCGGCCCTCCGCCTCCGCGACCACGGCTTCTTCCGGGTCGCGTTCGCCGACCCAATCTATGACATGATCGCCGCCATGACCGGCATGACGGTCGAGGAACTGTCGGATCGCGACCGCAAGGAGCAGGAAATCCCCTGGCTGGGCAAGTCGCCGCGCCAACTGCTCCAGAGCCTTGGCACCGAATGGGGCCGCCAGCACGTCTCTGAGGACGTCTGGGTGCGGATTGCGTTGCGGACGGCCAGGATTGCCAGACTGTCAGTCATCCCCGACGTTCGGTTCGACAACGAGGCCAAGGCGGTTCGAGCCGCCGGCGGGTCGGTGTGGCGGGTGGTTCGGCCGGGCGTTTCCTGCCTGGACGCCTCGTCGGCCCGCCACTCCAGCGAACGCGGCATCTCGCCGGAACTGATCGACGAGTTGATCCTGAACGACGGGAGCCTGGAGAGCCTGAAAGGCCGCGTGGATGCCGCCCTCCAGAAGGCTACGGCCAGATACAATGGAGGTATGCACGCCTCGTGTGGGCACTAAAGCCCCGCAACGCACAAGGAGGTTCCCGTGAGTGAGCCGAAGATTCGGCGGAAGTTCAAGGCCATTCCCGTCACGCTGACGACGGTCGTCGAAGCGGCCACGACCCTGCGGTGGGACGACGTCGCCGGCGGCACCCTGGAGATGGGCACGTCCTCGACGGCGGCCTCCCAGACAATTCGCATCTGGGCCAGCGACGCGGTGACCGGCCAGTTCGGGCGGCTCTACAAGGCCGACGGCTCGGCGGCCGACATCACGCTGGCACCGAGCAGCACCGAGGCGCGCGTCTACGCCCTGCCCGACGAGGTTTACGGGTGCGGCGCGATCAAGATCGTCGCCGGCACGACGCACTCGACCGCGGCAACGTGCATCGTGACTCTGAAGACGTGAGGTTCCGATGAGCGGGACCGACGTAAGCGACACGCTGAAGACGATTCTGGAGCGCTGGGGTTTCCCAACCTTGGTGGCGATAGCGGCCGGCGTCGTTTTGAGGAACGACGTCCTGCTACCCCTCGTCGAGCAGCACTCTGCGTTTCTGAGGACGGTCGCAGAGAGCCAGAAAGAGATCGCCGACGCGGTCAAGGAGCAGACCAGGCTGCTCTACGCACTTCAGCCCAGAAGCGGAGACACCCAGAAGGAGAAGACAGATGCCGTACCGTGATTCAGAGTCGAAGGGTGGAAAAATCCGCATCAAGAACTCCGCCACTGCGGGCGAGGCCAAGCCGGCCCTGGTCGGCGGCGAACTCGCGCTCAACAGCGCGGACGGCGTGCTCTACCACCGCGACGGCCAATTCCCCAGCGCCACCGGCTTCAAACGGATCGTCTCCTTGACGCAATCTGCCTACGGCGCCCTGGCGCCGGCTGCGGACACGCTGTACGTCGTCACGCCGGACCCGTCCTGACAGAGAAGCTGTAGCGCCGGCATGGGCATCAGACTAGGCAACACCACCGCGAGCTTGTACCTGGGCAGCACGCCGGTTGCGGCGTACTTGGGGGGGGCTCAGGTCTATTCGGCGGCGGCCACGCTGTATTTCGACGGTGCCGTCGATGGCGATTGGACCGAGGTCGGCAACTGGTGGCTGGATGACGAACACACACAGGCGGCGGGGAGGCTGCCAACCAGTGCCGATAGCGTGGTGGCGACGGCAAGCATTTTAAGCAATAGCGGGCCGGCTCCAACCGTCAATGCGTTTGAGATCGACGGCAATGGCATTTCAATTAATATTGCATTCACTGTGACTGGCCTGGCGGTGTGGAAAACCAATTCTGTTGGTGGCTCCAGCATGAATTTGACCGGCAACGCCGAATGGAACGGGACCAACGGAAACGCTGGCACTATCAACGGCAACGCCACATTTAACGACACTACGTTCAACGATGGCACCGTAAACGGCAACGCCACATTCAACGGCAGTGGTTCTATAGGCAGTGGAACCGTCACCGGAACGACCACCGACAACCGCTGACCAGCGGCACATCACCTACTGTAGAGCCGTTCTCATGCCCATGTCCCCCCGACTCTTGCGGCCCGTGCAGCGCGGCGGCAACTTCGCCACGGATGCAGCGGCCCGCTCATACATTGAGGCCGTGCGAGTAGCAGACGGCGGCCAGTACATGGAGCCGGCCGTCCAACGGGCCATTGATGCGTTTATCATTGGCCTAAAGGCGGATTCGATTTTCACCCCGATAAAGGCCGCCTGCATCCTCATGGGCGCTCGCACGCTCGCCGGCGCGCTGACGCCGCTTGTTGGCGGTGCGCCGACAAACGTCAACAATAATTTCGTATCCGGCGACTATGACCGCAAGCGGCTGGCCGGCAATGGTTCCACCAAGTACCTAGACATCAACAGAGCGAATGATGCCGACGGCAGGGACGATTATCACCTGTCCGTGTTCATCGAAACAGTGCAGACTGGGTCGAACACTTTCTACGCCGGCTCCGCCAACGCCACCGCTGGCACTTCGCAGATAGGTTTCAGCGGCTCCGCCCCAGGCGGGTCATGCCGCACTCAATCCTTACGCGCCGCCGGCACTTCTGCCGTCGGGTTTCTTGGCGTTTCTAGGTCTGTCAGCACCGGATACGCCATGCGAAATGGTGGGTCAAGTTACCCGCAGACGCAACTCGCAACTGCGCCGTCAAGCGATCCGACGTATGTGTTCGCCAGGTTTCAGTCTGGCAGCGCAAACGGCATCAGCAATGGAAGGCTCCAGTGGTATTCGACTGGGTCGTCCATCGACCTCGCGTTGCTAGAGGCCCGGCTCAAAACGCTCTCTGACGCGATTGAGGCTGCCATCCCATGACGCTCGGCGACCTCACGCTCCCGATCTCCTACGCCGACGCACGGCAGTGGGCGTTAGTGTTCACGCCGCAACTCGCGGCCCGGCTTGCCGAACTGCACGCCGAGCATGGCTCGCGTCTGTGTCGCCCGGTGCCGCGTGTGCTGACCGATGGGAGGCTGATGCTCTCGGCCGACGTTCTCACCGAAGTCGGGCCTGGCGGGCTGTTGGAGAAAATGTGGGAGGCGGCTGACAAGACTGTGTTGAACGCCCATGTGACGGTGATGCCGTGGTCCGAGGCAGTGGCGTTGCTGCCGGCCGAGTGACGCTACACCACACAAGGTACGGCCATGCCGCCCGTTGCCGACGACCTGCTCAAGCGGCTGCGGTTGCTCTCGGGCCTCCACATGGGCACGGACCTCGTGTCTCGCCTCGCCGACGCCGAGCGATACCAAGAGCAGCAGCGGCAAGCACTGGCCGAGGCCGCAGACGAGATTGAGCGACTGCGGGCGTGCTGCAAGGCAACGCCCCCCCGTCGTGCCACGGCTAGGAAACCTTCGGTAGCACGTCAGGCGCCGAAAGACCCTTCACGATCCGTGGGTCGAGGTATCTCCTCGTAGTCGTCGGGTTCGCGTGATCGAGCAGTTGCTGCGCGTCACCGCCGGCCGCACGGTAGTACGAGGCCGTCGTTTTTCTGATCTTGTGGAACTTGTCCTTACGGTCATGCGGCAGGCCGGCACGCTTGAGGATGATCTCCAGCCGCGTCCAGAGGTACGTCCACGATCTGGGCCACGGCCAGACGAGGTCGTTCGCAGATCGCGAGCATCGAATCTGGTCGAGTGCGGCCTGAGTCTCCTCGGAAATCTCGCGGAGGATGTCGCGCCGCCGCCCCTTTCGGTTCTCAGCGGCGAACAGGATCGCCTTGCCATGGACGTTTCGCCAGCGTGTCGACATAACGGAAGTCACTCGCTCGCCCGTGTCGTAGCATGCGAGCAAGAGTGCTCTCCAAAAGGCGGCGGCAGGGATGCCGTCGTAGTTCGTCTTCTCTTGGGCCGCCGAGTCGAGCAGCCGCTGAAACTCCTCGGTCAGCCATGCCTCCGGCACTCGCTCCGGCACCCGGACGACCGGCATCAGCGGCCAAGTGTCCGATAGCTTCCGGCGGGCCGCGAACTCCCAGAGGGCGCGCAACTGAGCCCGATCCTTCGCCGCCGTAGCCGCAGCCCGCTGCCTGACCCTGTGAGCCAAGAATCGAGCGACGGTCAACTCCTCAAGGTCGGCCACCGTCGGCTCGTGGCCCAGGAAATCCCCGAAGGCGTCGATCGTGAACCCGTATACCAGAATCGTCCGGTCGGACAGGCTTCGCAGCGGCGCGTAGAAGTCTCGCAGCAGTGTGGTGAGTGTCATGGTGGCAGTCCCCCTCCAGGGTGCCACATCCTTGCGGGTGGTGGGGCTACGCCTCTTGCGGTAGCCAGGCGGGCCTGAGTTTTTTTGGCGTCAAATGCACAACATCCGTCACCCTCAAGTGCGGCCACTGGGCACCGATGGTCATCCGCCACTTGGCCCTGGCCGCAGACTTCGCGGCAGCGGCCGAATCGGCGTAAACGACAACCTCGTCGGCGTCCTCGACGCCACGATCATCCCAATACACGGCGAGAACGAACTTTCTCCTGGTCATGCCGAGCCTCCTTGCGGGTTGTGTTGGCTACGGCATGAGAATGTACTATCCTCCACTCGGATTGGCAATTCCTGTTCGGCTAGGCGAAGATTGACGCGGGTGCCGGTGATTCCGGTCCCGAGGACACTCCCGCCTAGAGGGCACCACCGTGAGAAAGAAAGCACTTCCCCAAGCCGCCCATCCTGCCACCCGCCAAGCCGTCGGAGGATGCGAGGCTTGCGCACTCCTGGGTGTGCATTTCACCGTCCCCTACCGGATGGCAGAAAAAGGGAAACTGACCGCGGCCACGTTCGGGGGGGCGGCGGGCCGGTCAATCACCTTCTTCGACGGTGCCGAGTGCGAGCAAGACTGGCTCGACTACTGCGAGGCCATGTCGGGCGACGGCACCGGCAAGCGTCCACGCACCTCCACCGGCGACCGGCCGGCGGTCATCAAGCACCTGGCCGCGGCCAAGCACAAGATCGCCCTCTCCGACGCGATCCCGACGCCCGAGGC